CCGCTTCAGCCGGCCTTCCATGCGGAAGATGTGCTGACCGATGTCGGCTGAATCGCCTGTGGCGAAGGCCCACGCCAGGATAGTGTTATTGACGTAAGCATCGCGAAGTGTTTCGTAAGTCGCCCCCGGTGTGCCACGCTTGACCAGCAGTGTCCCGCTCACTGAGTGCTTCGGCTTGCCGGTGTGCTCTGTGATCTCAGCATCGCCGCGGCAGTTGCTTTCCACTGCTCGCCGTTCGCTGCTGATGGTGTCGTCGATGATTACCGGGATCTCCGTCAGTGCACCCGCCCCGCCGAGTGTCGCCGAGTAGTAGGTGATGCAATCGTCGCCCAATACTGAGCCGTCCGCTGCGTTTGGCATGTCAATTTCTCCTTATCGTGGCCAGTAACTGGGTAAACTTGGCTGAATCGCCTCAAATGCCGGTTCCATGAATGGAAACCGCTGTTCCAATTTCTCCAGCGTAATCCCGCCGGACTTGCCCGAGAGCTTGTCTGGTCCGATCACCACGCTTTGCCTGTCATCGGCCAAAGCGTAGTAAATGCGACCGGCCAGCAGACTCTCGCTTTTTCGTTGTGTGTGTACTCGTGGCGATTGCCCCGGCAATGCCACCTTGTCTGGCCGTCGCGGTTTGGTCTTCCGCTTGCCAGCCTTGTGTAGTTCCTGCTCTTCTCTGAATCGCCGCAGCTGTCCCGGTGTCAGCTCCCGGAGTGGTTTCTGTGCTCGTGGCTGAAACTGTCGTCTGGCTGCTTTGCGGATTGATCCGCCAGCACGGGAGAGAAACCGCCGCAGCTTTGGCGCGATCTCCTTATCAGTGACGCGATCAAAAAAGCCCCGCTGAAAGTCGCCGATCGTTGTCTGGAAATCCACTTCAATCATGCGTGATTCCCCACCGACATAAACCAGACCGCCTCTGTGGCACTGACAAAAATCTCGTTCTCATCGAGCATGTCAGCATCTGCCACAGTCACAGTCGAGACCGTTCGCCGTTGTGCCGCTAGTCCACTGCCGAGATCCATGTTCCTGAATTGCGAGTCAGTCCGGAGCCAGTCCCGCAGAGCCTCGGTAAACTCATCCCAGCTGTCCGATTGGGCCACCGCTTCAGAGTCACAGTTTCCGATCACTGCGATTCCGATCGTGACGTCCTCGGCAACGTCGCCACGGTTGCTCTGATCCTCGACCGATGACACGATGACCGCCACGCGACCGACCGACGCTGCCGGCATGTCCACGAGCAAATGAGTCACCGACCGCACTCGCGCAACAGTCACTCCAGAGGGCAAAGACGCCCAGCCGGAGATGGCTGTCACGAGAGCATTCGCGAGCGTTGCGGACCTGCTGGCCATCAAACTCGCTCCTTCGTGTGTACGCGGATGTATTTTCGATCCCTGTCGTGATACATCCAGAGCTGGTTGTCTGGCCCGTACGGCATAACGCGGAACGTCACACCATCCACGCTGATCTCGTCGCCGCGTTGTGGCTGAATCTCAGCCGCTCCAGAATCCACGAGATCGGCCTGTTTGATCAGCCAGTCTGTGGACCTGTCTCCGACCCTGACCCCGTTAAACGGTGCAGTCCGTTCCCATGCCGTAGACCCTCGAACGGCCAGCAGCGAAATCGAGTGAGCGCCCCGCGTGAACGTGACAGTCTCGCCACGCGCTCGCCGGGATGCCTCTCTGGCTGCTGCTGCTGCTGTTGCGATTGGTGATGCCATGGAATGCTCTCAAAAAGCCCCGCCGCCAGGGTGGAGACTGACGGCGGGAACCCGCGCGGGCTGAATCGGACGATCAAGCCAGAAGCGTCTCGGTGTTCGTGATCGAGTCTGTGACCACGATCGGGATTCCCTCATACTCACTGGGTCGAGGAGCAGGAGCCCCGATCGGAGAGTAGGTGGTTCGGCTCTTCTGCAGCTGAGTCAGTGACCGCCTCGACATCACGATGTGTGTCGGGGGATCAGCAGACGGGAACAGAGACAGAGCATCAGCCAGCAGCAGATCGGTCAGACCCTTGCCGGTCTCGGCTGTCAGGTTGGCGATTCGAGCGGCTGCATATTTGCTCCCGACCTGAATCCCGAGATGGCCGCCGATGTCACGGCAGAGAGCCGTCATCAGCTTGCTGTTGCTGCCAGCGATCTGAGCTTTGAACGTCTCGCCGATCTCGAAATTGATGTTGTCGACAGACAGGTCTTCATCACCAGCCCCGACCAGAGCCATGCTGGCATCGTCGGGAGTCGAGCGAAGAAACCAGACGCTGGAACCAGTTCCAGCAGCTGTCCCGCCCGCATCGACGACCAGAGCATCGGAGAGCTGGTTGTAGTTAGCATCGTCAGCCAGCCCGTTGAACCCGCTGGCATCGCCGCCGACGGTTCCGTTAAAGACCTGCTTCTCCAAGGTAAACAGAGCCTGTCGCAGCTGTCGAGCGGTGCGACGATCGAGCCACGCTTCGGAGCCGCCACGGTACGCTCGACACTGCGCGATGTCTTCACGGATTGTCGCGTCGATGAACTTCAGGTCCACAGAGACCTGTGTCGAGTCGCTGGCTGTGTAATCGGCACCAGCATTGATTGCACGGAAACCGATCACGGGAGCTGTCGTCTCGACGTTGTACTTGTGCGATGTGCCATTGCTGGACATCATCGCATGCAGCTGAGCCAGAACGGGAGCCCCGTTCAGAATGTCGGAGATCTCGGCAGGATTTACATCCTGCGAATTGAAGCGGACCAACTCCGCCAGGGTTGTCAGTGTGTCAGCCATGGTTTTGAACTCCTTAGTTCAGAGTGTGTATTCAGACGCCAGCACCTCGCTGGCGATCGGTTCATTTCTTTTTACCGCGACAAGCATCGGCCCAGCTGGACCGCTGCGGCTCACTGGCAATGTTGACACCTTCGGCCTCATCTGGTGAGACACTGGCCAACAGCTGAGCCTGTTCGCGGAGCTGGGCCACTTCGGCCCGCAAATCCTGAACAGTGCCCCGCAGCTCATCGAGTGACTGCTGCTGTGCCTGATCGAACGGGACGCCATCCCGGAACATGCGAGCGCCTTCGGCATCGCCAAATGCTGCCATGTACTCGGCGAGTCCCGGAGCAGCTGCGACCGGCTCGGCCACTGGCTCCACGTCCTCCACGTCTTCCTCTGCCACCGGCTCGACCTCTTCGCCGGTTTCTTCGTCGATCACCTCAGCCACCGGCTGAGTCTCTTCTGGTGCAGAGTTTGCGACAGCTGCCGCCTCATCCGCTTCCGGCACAGCCTGCTCTGGCTGCAGCTTTGGTTTGGCCATGTCAGGCCCTCCATTCGCAAAACCTTGGGCCCGGATCATCTGGAGGACATCCGCCAGACTGCCGACCCCGTCAATAAGTCCAAATGTTTCCGCTTTGTTTGCTGACCACCACCGACCATCGGCCACGCTGTCGACCGCCTCGGCGGACATGTCCCGCCCCGTCATGATGTCTTTGAGGAATTCAGCGTTTGATTCCTCGACCGTCTGCTGAAGGAATTCCCGCTGTTCTCGCGTGAGTGGCTCGCCCGGTGTGCCGATTCCCTTGAATGGCCCCGTAGTCAGCAGGACACTCTCGACCCCGGCCTTCTTGTAGGCTTCGGAATAATCCAGCAGCTGCCAGTAAGTGCCGATTGATCCGACCTCTGAGTCTTTGCTGGCAAAGACTGACCCAGCTTGTGATGCGATGCGATAGGCTGCAGACGCTCCCATGCCGTTGATTGACGCCACGACAAGCGTCTGTTCGGACAACTCTCGGATCTGATCCAGAACCGGATCGAGACCCGAAACCATGCCGCCAGGGCTGTCGATCTTTAGCACTACCGGGGGTAATTGCTCCATCTGGCCGATCGCTGCCAATGCCTCGCCGATGGCTTTGTAGTTGCTGACAAACGGGCTTTTCCGCTTGTAGAGCGGACCGATGACCGACACGATCGCGATCCCGTCGTCTGTCATCTCGTAGGGCTTAGAATCCACGCCCAAAGCGTCCGCCAGGTATTCGGTGAATACGTCGTCGAGCGTCTCAGGATCAAGCCCGGCCTTGCGTGCTGCCCTTGCCTGAAACGCTTGAAGAAATCGCTGGTCGATCTGCCAGAGTCGTGATGGTGTCATGCTGTTGGCTCCTGCATCTCGTCCTGTGTTGCCAGCCTGACCATGGCAGAGTCTGACCACTTCTGAAGGAATCCACGATCGGCCAGCTCCTCGCGTTCTCGTGTGATCTCGTCCACGTTCTCCAGATAATCGCCCAAGCCGAACTCGTCACAAACGTCCTGCATGGACTTGAGACCAGCCGCCACGGATCGGAGGGCTGTGTCCAGTTCCTCCTGTGGTTTCCACCACGGGACGCCCCTCGGCACCCACCGATAGCTGACTTGATCGACCGTCATCCCCGCCGGCAATCGCAGCTCACCAGTGCCGCCGAATTCTGGCCGCAGCGTCCATCGAGCCAGACGCCAGTCCGTCATCTTCTGATGGAGCCGCCGCTGTGTCTTTCGCTTTGCTTCACAGCTCCGCTCAAACCCGATCCACGCCAGTCTCGAGCCGCTGTAGTTCGTGAAATCCTCACTGAAGAATGACATGGGGATATCAAGACTTTTGAGGGCCATCTGCGTGCAGAGCTTGAGAAACTCTTGCGTTGATGTCGCTGGGTTGCTGCTCTCGATCGTCTCGACTGACTCGCCCTCATCCAAGTCAAAAACGGCTGGACCGTCACCGAAGTCGACGACCCGACTGGCTCCCTCCTGAGCGTTGCTTGCTTCGTCGTCATCTTCGTCGAATGCCTCAGAATCTTCTTTTCTGGCGAATGCGATCCCGAAGAGTTGGTCCAGCTTGACCTTTGCCCGCATGTGGTCGAATGTCTCGTCAAGATCTCTGAACTCGTTGAGCGCTGCGACGATCGGTGAGACTGGCCTAATCTGATTCGGCCTGCCTTCGTGCTGGCAATGCTGCCAGACGCTCCCGGCCCGGATGACCTTGTCGGTCTGCTGGCCGCTGCGAGGATCTTCCTCGGCGAAATTCCACGCGACTGGCCGCCCCCGTCGCAATTTTGCACCGCCGACCCACTGGTCAGCATCGCGACGACCGCCGGCGGGATTCCGAACGAACGAACCCTCCACCATCTGGAGAGCCCCGGCAACTTTGACGAAAAACGCATCGCCGACCAGCAGCTTCTGAGCCTCCGCGACACGCCGCATGTCGTCCCAATCCATCCGGCC